ATGATTTAGATATAGATGAAGAAGAACTTGTAGAGTTTGATGAAGAAAAAGCAATAGCAGATGTAGACCTTACGCCAACAGACGGAATGAAATCAGAAGCAGAAAGAGGTTTAAAGTGGCGTAAAGAACACAATCGCGGCGGTACTATGGTAGGTGTTGCAAGAGCCAATCAATTAGTAAGAAAAGAAAAGCTGTCGCCAAGCACTGTAAGAAGAATGTTTAGTTTTTTTAGTAGGCATGAAGTAGACAAACAAGCGCAAGGATTTAAAGCAGGAGAAGAAGGATATCCAAGCGCAGGCAGAATAGCTTGGGCATTATGGGGTGGTGATGCAGGTTTTTCTTGGTCAACTAAAAAAAGAAATCAACTTGAGGCCGCACAAGAAAAATATCTTGATACTGATACACATGTTGGAGAGGTTGAGTTTGAAGATAAAAAACTTACAGGTAAAACAAGAACTGCTCTGCAAAACAAAGTTAAAGACCATAATGAAAAATACGGCGATAACAAAACTAAAAGAGTTACGCTTGGTATGTTAGAGAAAGTGTTCCGTAGAGGTGTGGGTGCATTCAATACAAATCCTGCAAGTGTAAGACCTTCTGTAAACAATAGTGATCAATGGGCGCTAGCTCGCGTGAACAGTTTTCTCAGAGCATTGCGTACAGGTAGATTTAAAAGTGGTAAACATGATACTGATGTCTTTCCTACAGGACACCCTTTAAAATCTAAAGGACCAGTAGACCCTAAAACAGGTAAGCCCAAGAAAAAATGAATATAGCGTTGCAGCTTAAAAAATTATACTCATTTGCAAGAGGTAGAGTAAGTGCAAAAAGAGAAGCTAGGCAACTTATAAGACTACAAAGAAACATGCAACGAATAGCCCTGAGGCGTGTTACCTCGCTATTTCGTAAGTTTATTAATACAAAAGCCTTTCTTTACAAAGAGTTTGGTGTATACGAACCTTTACAAGCAAGCAGAGATCTAAATGAAGAACTGTTTCCAGTTATGCTTGCTCACTACAAAAGAGTAATATCTGCTGTATACAAACACAATGCAGATAAATATGATAGAAATACAAAAGCAGAAGAAGCAATAGTGTTTGGTAGAAATGTGGACATTGATGAACTTGCTGCTATCTATTTTGCAAACAGACAATTAATTTTATCTAACATATCTACAAGAATGGCAAACAGAATTGATAAAATAATTAGAGAAGGTAGAGCAGATAATTTAACATTACAGGCTATTGCTGCAGCTATATCTAATAAAATACTGCCAATAGGCAGAAACAGAGCAGCACTTATAGCAAGAACAGAAACACATAACGCAGCAATGTATGCTAATCATGCGTATCACAAAAAAGTAAAAGATGATTACGGCGTTAAGATGTTAAAACAGTGGGTATCAGCAGGAGATCTTAGAACAAGGTCAGCACATGCCGCAGCTAACGGGCAAATTGTTGACATGGACGAAGATTTTATAGTTGGGGGTGTGCCGATGGCTTATGCGGGCGACCCAAAAGGCGGTGCAAAGAATGTCATTAATTGTAGATGTGCTATCATTTATGTTGATGAAGAAGATGTTGTGCTAGAGTAAACAATAGAATACTATATACATATAGGAGTAGCTTATGAACAGTGAATATTCAAGAGCTGAAGCTATCTTAGCAGGTCGTACAAGTATGTACATTGATGATTCTACGGAGAATGATGTTAAAGATGTTACAGCAGATGATACGAAAGAAAGAATTAGGCGTGATGTTTTTACAACAGAAGCAGAAGCCAATGAGAGAGCAAAAGAAATAGGTTGTGTAGGCAGCCATTTTCATGATGAGGACGGCAACAAAGTCTATATGCCGTGCAAAACACACGAAGAATATATTTCTCTAACAGGCAGAGATGTTTCTGGGTATGGGTATGACAAAGACAAAGATAAGAAAAAACCCAAAAAGAAAAAAGAAGATTCAGACATCATAGAATGTGAAGATGAGCATTTAGAATTTTATAGTGACATAAAAGCATATGAAGATGACCAAGAAGAACAAAAAGAATATGGTAAGTTTGAAGGATATGCGTCTGTTTTTGGTAACACTGATCTAGGCAATGATGTAGTCAATATGGGTGCATTCCGAAAAAGCCTAAGAAAAAGAGGAGTAAAAGGAGTAAAACTTTTATACCAACATAAGTCTGATATGCCTATTGGTGTATTTGATTCTATAAAAGAAGATGAAGAAGGTCTGTATGTTAAAGGTAGGCTAGCCTTAAATACACAAGCAGGCAAAGAAGCATATGAACTATTAAAAATGGGCGCACTGGATGCAATGAGTATTGGATTTAGAGCAAACCCTAAAGAAGTTTCTTATGATAAGCGTTCTAACAAACGCATTATCGGAGAAGTAGACCTAATGGAAATAAGTCTTGTTACTTTCCCAATGAATCCAAAAGCAAAGATTCGTAGTGTAAAGGGACAAGAAATTTCTATTAGAGAGTGGGAAAATGGACTGCGTGAGGCTTTTTCTATTTCTCGTTCAGAAGCAAAGGTTGCTGCAAAAGCAGTTAGCCAAGCATTTGAGTTAAAAACTGATAGCGAGAAGCTAGAGGGTACTGACACAAATTCTCAATTGGTAGATGCCGTAAAAAACTTAACTGAAACCTTAAAATCTTTATAGGAGAATAATTATGTCGGAAGATGTAAAACAGGTTATGCAGGAATTCGGACAGGCTTTTGAAGAATTTAAAAAAGCTAATGACGAGAAACTTGCAAATCTTGAAAAAGGCGTAAGTGATGGAATGCTTGATGAAAAAATAGCGAAGATAGAAGCAAAGCTAGATTCGTTAGAAGACATCAATCAAGCTATAACTTTAGCCGAGAAAAAGCAAGAAGGTGTAGCAGAAAAAGTAGAGCAGTTGGAGACAGTATTATCTAGACCAAGTGCAGGATACGATTCTAAAAGCATTGACGAAACTTGCGCTGCTTTTGATCTCTATTGCAGAAAAGGTATTGACCACCTTTCTGATGTTGAGAAAAAAGCATTAACTGTCAGCAATGACACAACAGGTGGATATTTAGCACCCCCTGAGTATGTGAGAGAACTGATTAAAACAGTAACAGAGATCTCACCAATCAGAAGTATTGCTAAAGTCCGTTCTACAGGTCAGAGAAGCATTCAGATTCCAAAAAGAACTGGACAATTCTCAGCGCAATGGGTAAGCGAAAGCGGAACCAGAGCAGAAACTACTGGATACGAAGTAGGCTTGGAAGAAATACCTGCTCATGAGCATTATGCTCTTGTAGATATTTCTGAGCAAGACTTAGAAGATACAGTGTTTGACCTAGAAGCAGAAATGCAATCAGAGTTTGCAGAGCAATTTGCAAAAGCTGAGGGAACTGCATTTGTAAGCGGTAACGCAGTAGGTAAGCCTGAGGGATTACTAACTAACTCTAATGTTAGTGAAGTAGTTTCAGGTAGCGCATCTGCACTGACTGCTGATGGACTAATTAGCTTAGTTCATAGTATCAAAGCAGAATATGGCAGAAATGGTACTTTTGTTTTCAACAGAACTACTTTAGCTGCTATAAGAAAGCTGAAAGACACTGCAGGACAATATGTGTTCCAAGCAGGCATGATGCTGCAAGGTGGTGTTACTAATACCATTCTTGGTCATGGATATGTAGAAGCAACAGATATGCCAAGTGAAGGTACTAATACTTTCCCTGTCTTATTTGGTGACTTTAACAAAGCATACATGATTGTAGATAGAGTAAATTTGGCGGTCTTGAGAGATCCATTTACCCAAGCAACAACAGGTAATGTTAGATACATTGCAAGAAAAAGAGTTGGTGGGCAAGTGATTCTTCCTGAGGCTATAGTAAAACAGAAATGTTCAACATAAGGAGTGATGTATGAAAGATTTAAGTAATAATATCGCACCAGTTGTCAGCATTAAAAATGCAGTAAAAACTGCAGCAGAAAATGGTACTGGCGTAGACCTACAAGGCTATGAAGGTGCTACAGTTCTTGTAGATGTTGGCGCTGAGGGAGATACACTTTCAAGCTCAGTATTTTTTGAAGTTTCATTAGAAGAATCTGATGATGACTCAACATATACTGATGTGGCTCAGGCTGACATCATTGACGGAACTATCGCATCTGGAGGTATTTTCCTCAAGTTAGATGGTACTACTGGTGGCAATCCTGATACAACAGGTGCTATCTTTAGAGTTGGTTATGTTGGTAATAAGCAATATATTAGAGTTGTTCTAGCAAAAACTGGTACACATTCAAACGGCACTCCAATAGGTGCTATGGTTGTGAAAAGTCATGCAAGACACAGCGACGATAACGCTTTTACAGCGCATAACGCTTAAACTGTATATAGGGGGGGTGCAAGCTCCCCCGCCTTATAGGAAATAAAATGGCAAAAAAATACAAAATAATTATCCCAAAAGCAGGTGCATCTAATGAACTTGGTACAGAAGCTAAGTTATATTTGAAAGATGAAGTTGTAGAAACAAAAGAAGAGTGGCAACAAAATCTTATGGATGCTTTCGTAGAAAATGGTTGGGCTATGGAAACAAAAGAAGAAGTTACATCTGATGTTGAACAAGCAGAACCAGTTAGAGCAAGGAATGATAAAGGACAACTTGTAGGAGATGATCCTAGTACTCCTGATGTAAATGAAGCATGGGAAGGTGGCGTTGCACCAAAAAAAACAACAAAGAAAAAAGCCACAACAAAGAAAACTACTAAGAAAAAATCCTAGTAGAGTGGTAAGATAAAAGAGCAGATGCTGAGAATGGTAGATACCATGCTAACTATAGGATTACTTTATGAGTGCAGGTTATCATCATTTTATAATAGAGCAGGGTGCTACTTTTGGGCAGACGCTTACTCTTAAAGATAGTAGTGATGCATTAGTAAATCTTACTGGATACACTTCCGCAGAAATGGATTTGAGAGATAATCCAGAATCAAGCACAACAACACTTACATTAACAACTGCAAACGGCAGGATAGCCTTAGGTGGTTCTGCAGGTACAGTAACTCTGACGATCTCAGCAAGTGATACGGCCTCAATGTCTGTTGGCGACGGACATTACGATTTAGAGATTGTGAATAGCGCAGGTGCAATCTTTAGAATATTAGAAGGTACATTTAGTGTACGAGGAAATACAAGCAGATGAGTACAGTCAATACAATAACAGTTACAAGCACAAGCGGCATATCAGTA